ATACAATTATGGAATCTAAAAAATTAGTTAAAGTTATTAAGGCGTTGGTAGAAGTTGAGGTTAAAAAACAACAATTAAACTTCTTACAAAACCAATTCCCAAAAATTTTAGAAGAGGCGGTTCAATCAAAGATTAAATCTAAGCCTCAAAGTAAAAATACGGATGTAGACCCATTTACATTAGCAGAAGCTGTGTTAGAACAAGACAGAACAAATGTTACTGAAAATGTGAGTTATACAAAAAATGAAGCATTAAATAAAATATTGAATGAAACCGCACAAGCAAAATCATCTGATACTATGGATAAAACATTATCCTTTGGAACACATAATGTACCAACAGGACAACAACCAGTAGGAACAGAACCAATATCAAATATGAGAAGCTCTATGGCTGCTCAAATGGGATATTCTGATATGCAAATGGGAGGAGCTAGTAAACCTCAAAATGGTGGATTGGGTGTTCAAACTGGATTGCCAGGATTGGACAAAATATTAAATAGAGATAATAGTGAATTAGTAAAACGATTTAAACGATAGTATAGGAAAGAGAGATGGCTTACGAATTAGGGCAAAAATTAGTAATAGATACGGAGGAGTTTAATAACTTCGCAATCGGATTAACATTACCTTTACAAAAAGGTAACACTGGATATTTTGCCCAATCGTTTACAACTACTGAACAAGTAAGAAGTAATATTATTAATCTTTTAAAAACTAAAAGAGGAGAACGATTATTTCAACCTGAATTTGGTAGTGGGTTGCATGGTTTGTTATTTGAACAAGCTACAGATACGTTAGAAGAGGATATTGAAGAAACAATAAACTCAGCATTAGAACAATGGTTACCATATATTGTAGCAGAAGAAATAAATGTTGATATTAGTAAAGAAATGACTGATTTTAATCAAGCATCGGTTTCAATTAAATTTAAATTAGAAGGACAACAACAGTTAGATACAGTAACTTTCGTAGTTTCAGAATAGTATGGCATTAAATAATCAAATAAAGAATTTTAAGAATAAGGGTAGGGATATAAAATACCTTAACAAAGATTTTGACGCATTTAGAACTAATCTAATTGACTTTGCAAAAACTTACTTCCCTTCTACTTACAATGACTTTAACGAGTCATCGCCGGGTATGATGTTCATTGAAATGGCATCTTATGTAGGTGATGTATTGGGTTATTATATAGATGATACATTAAAGGAATCATTACTAACTACCGCAGAGGATAGAGAAAATATATTTGAACTATCTAAGTTTATGGGATATAAACCCAAAGTAACTTCTCCAGCGGTTACCAATTTAACTGTCTATCAATTAGTACCTTCAAGAATAAAAGCTGACCCAGTTGCAAGTGGTGATTTAAGATATGAGCCAGATAGTGATTACTTTCTAAGAGTAAAGGAGGGTATGGAAGTTGATGCTGATGGTATATTATTTAGAACAACAGAATTATTAGATTTTGCAACAGAAGATGGTAGAGATATAACAATATATGAAAGAGATGGTGATACAAATACACCTACTTTCTATTTGGTAAAAAAATATGTAGATGTAATATCTGCAAACGAAAAAGAATTAGAAATAACATTTGGTACAAATACTGGAGAACATGCTAAGATAGATATACCTGATAATGATGTTATTCAAATATACGATGTAAGAGATAGTAATAATAACAAATATTATGAAGTACCTTATTTAGCTCAAGAAATGGTTTATGTTGAATATTCTAATACAGAAACTCAAGATAAAGATTTATACCAATTTAAGGATTCAGTACCATCGATTTTAAAATTAATAAAAACACCAAGAAGATTTAAAAGTATAGTTAATCCAAATGGTTCTACTACAATACAATTTGGTAGTGGAGATGCTGGTAAAGATGATGAATTACTAATACCTAATTTCAAAAATGTAGGATTAGGGTTACCGAATTCTATAAACAGATTAGGTGCATCATTTGACCCATCTAACTTTTTAATGACAAAATCATATGGACAATCTCCAAAAAATACTACTGTAACAGTTAAGTATTTTGTAGGTGGTGGTGTTTCTACAAATGTAGCATCCAACACAATTAAAAGAATTACTAATGTTAACTTCGATGAAGATATAACAATATTTGATGAAACTAAAAAAGGATTATACGCTCAAGCTAAAAATTCATTAGCAGTAAATAACGACCAACCTGCTAAGGGTGGAAGAGGAGCAGAAACATTAGAAGAAATAAGAGAAAACGCTATTGCAACGTTTGGTTCACAAAATAGAGCAGTTACTGCTAAAGATTACCAAGTTAGAGCATTATCGATGCCACCTAAGTTTGGTAACGTAACAAAAGCATTTGTTGCAGCAGATGGAAACTTAGATGATAATTCACCAGCATCAATATTAGCATCTCCTGATGCATTATCTGAATTTAGTACATTAATTCAAGACTTAGTTGAAGATGGTGATATATCGGATAAAGATGTAAAAGAAAAAGTAACAAAGTTTTTATCAAATAAAAAATCAAATACTAAAGAAAAAAATAATCCATTTGCAGTAAACCTGTATGTATTAGGATACAATTCAGATAAACATATATCACCACTAAACATAGCAGTTAAACAAAACATTAAAACATATTTAAATGAATTTAGAGTTTTAACTGATGGTATTAACTTAATGGATGGGTTTGTAATCAATATAGGATTAGATTTTTCTATTAGAGTATATAGAGATTATAATAAGAGAGAGGTATTGACAAATTGTATCTCATCTATTAAAGAACATTTTGAAATAGATAAGTGGACATTTAACATGCCAATCAACATTGGTGAAGTAGAAATGTTAATTGGAAATATAGAAGGTGTACAATCTGTTGTAGAATGTACATTTAAAAATTTATGTGGAGAATCATCTGGATATTCTCCAAACGCATATGATATATTGGCGGCTACGAAGAATAAACAAATTTATCCTTCATTAGACCCATCAATATTTGAAATTAAATATCCAGATAACGATATAAAAGGAAGAGTTGTATAATGTATTATTTTTTAACCGCATCTAAAGACACAACAATATTTTCTCAGCAAGCTGTACAGAATACAGGATTGGATGAGATATTAGAGGTGTCTAAAGTTTATTATGGAACTTTAAAGGATACTGCTCGTTCCTTAGTAAAATTTGATTTAAATACACTTCCATCAAAATTATCATCTGGTGCCGTAACTATGAGTGAAGCACAGATAGTAATTAGAGAAACACAACCAAGTGAAGTGGCATTGGCATATTCAATACACATACATCCAATATCTCAATCTTGGGAAATGGGTATAGGTACTAGATTTGATAACATATCAGTAGATGGTTGTACTTGGAACTATAGAGCAAGTGGTAGCAATTGGCTACCAACTGAAGTTCCAAATGGAGGATTAGCAACGGGTTCTTATGATGGTAAGGGTGGTATGTGGTACACTGCATCCGAACAGACTCAATCATATGAATATCAATCAACAGATTTACAAGTTGATGTATCTTCATCTCTTTCATTTTGGTTAGATGATAATTATCCAAATGAAGGATTTATTATAAAACACAGTGATATTAAAGAAAATGATAATATAGATTACGGACAATTAAAATTCTTTAGTAAAGATACCAATACAATATATCAACCAAAAATTAGAATAGGTTGGGATAGTAGTAGGTATGAAACAGGTTCACTAATTGATTTACCAGAAGAATACAAAATATCACTAAAAAGATTAAAGAACTCTTATAAAGAAGGAACTAGAGCTGATATTGAAGTATTCGCAAGAGAATTGTATCCACAAAAAACATTTAACAACACATTCGGATACTCCACAGGCAGTTTACTTCCATCATCATCATTCTACCAAATAAGAGATTTCGAAAGCAATGATATTATAATTCCGTTTTCGGATTATTCCAAACTAAGTACATACAATAATAAAAGTAGAATTAGTTTAGATTTTACAAATTTTGAAATCGATAGAAGTTATAAAATAGAATTGAAAATAGAACAAAGTGGTTCTGTTGAACATTTTGATGATGATTACATTTTTGAAGTAACTAAATAATGGCATTAGAAAAAGAAGAAAGGATACTCGAACTACAACAAAGTGGTTCTAGCGCTCTCAAATCATTAGATGAATTTGGTAGACATACCTTTCTTGCTCCACAAATGGGTGGAGATATGGATGGTGAAGTTGCTGGTAGACTCCGAAGAATGAAATATGATGAGGAAGAATTAATCAAAGCAATTGATACTTCTGTAAATGAGCTTATAAAATCTAAACCAAGTCCAAAGGTTGATGTTGTAACATTAGAGGCACATGAACTTATTTTAGCTAAATTAGAAAAAGCTAATAGTTTATTAGCAGCTGTAAGAGCTGATTTAGCTAACGCAAAAGGAATATCTGCATCATTAAGGTCAGAAATAGAAGGATTTAAAGCTGACTTAGATGCATCTTTGGTAAGAGTAGCAATTGCTGAAAATCAATCTGAAGCTACCAATGATAAGTTTGTAGGTACAGTAGATGATTTACAACAATCAATACAAAAGGGTACGTTAGAAGCAATAGAAAGAGTTTCCTTAGAAGCTCAAGTAGAAGGTTTAGCTGCACAAAAAGAAGCATTGGTTTCACAAGTTGCATCTTTAGAAGAATCATTAGCTGGAAAATCAGCTCAACTTGCTCAAGGGGGTAAAGCAGCTGGAAATAAATTTACGGCAGTAATTAAAGAAAAAGCAGAACCAACTAAACCAGATTTAAGATACTATGAAGCTAAAAAAGGACCTAATACTGGTTGGAAAAACGGACCAACAATTGAAGTATTAAATATTTCAGAAGAACCAGTTACTATATCTTTTTCAAAAGATGGTAAAGTACAATGGTTAGGAATGCCGGGTAGTGGAACAGTTGCATCTGGTGAAAGTAGAAACTTTGTATGTAGTAAAACAGGTGGTTGGACTAAAGGTACTAAATCGGGTAAATTGACTGTAAAGTCAGGAGCTGAAAGTGTAGTATTTAGTACAGAGTATAGGGGAGATAAAAATAGTAAGAAAATAGTATGTGCTGAATTATATCATCAGGGTTGGATTCCATATGAGATATTCAAAGCAGATGAAGATTGGGGAGATGCTATGTTCTTAAAAGACCCAAAATTAGTTGTAGGTTATCAAATGTGGTCTAAGCATATTGTTAACTTTATGAGAAACAATCCACAATACACTGGATTGGTTTATTATGGAATGAGTAAATATTGGTGTCATTGGATGGCTCACCAAATGGGAGTTGTAAAAACAAACAACCTATTGGGTCAAGCAATACATTGGGTAGGAAAACATCTATCTTATTATGTTTATGATAATTATGGTGGGGATAGAATTTATAGATTCTTACTTAAAAAAGTTTTAGTTGAATCATTTGATGAATTTAAATCACATTTAAAAGGATAAAATGGCTATAAAGGATTTTAAAAGTATTTTAGATAAAACCGGCTACTACGTTAGTGAAACGGATAGGAAAATCTTCGAAAGAGGTTCTCTTCCTGCTTTCTTCGGTAGAGGTACTACTGATACTATTGAGTTTATTTTATATGACCAAGCTGATAATATTTTACCACAAGGAAAAGATGGTAAAAAAGTAAGATATGTAGATATTACAGATAAAGAAGCTATTAGAAGATATATTCTTATTGTAAGACCTCAAGTTTCTAATAAACCAAATGAGTATTTTGTTGATGTTGAAAAACTAATTAATGAAGCTGGATATAAAAATGGTATATTTAAAACACAAGTAACATTACTTAACAAACGAGTTGGTAGTGAAAAGAAAACTAATAAACTTTGGGTACATGAAATTTCACCATCAAGAACTGAGATTAGAGTTTTACCATTAAAGGTTCAAAATAAAAGATTACAAAATGATATATTGACTAGATATGATATATTTCTAAGAGATGGTGAATTTAGAGATGATATTGTAAATAGAATACAATCATTTCAATCAACACTTAATGCAGAAACAGTTAAGCAAACCTTACAAAACGCATATGGGGAAGATTGGGTAAATTTAGTTAAATCAGAATTTCAAGTTCCTGATATAGATGACTTTTTAAGAAGAGTTGTTGAAAAAGCTAAAGAAGCTATAAATTATTTTATAGATGGTAAAGAATACAAAATAAATAGTGGTAGATATGGTGAACCATTAAAAAGAAAAACAAATGCCGCTTTAGATATAATGAAATTATATAAAGTATCTAATATAATAGTTTGTGATATTATTGAAAGTTTCTTGCCTAAACGTAACATTATAAAGAAAACATATTCTAACCCAATAATGTTAGAATCAAGAGATAAGTTAGGTCAGATACTACAACAATTTACATCTAACAAAACGTTAGATACTAGCGCTAGTGTAGTAGCTAGAGTAGTAAAACCAAGGCCGGTGAAAAGAGGAAATGTTGTTGTTAAACCACCACCACCTCCACCACCAAAACCTGTAATTATTAAAACACCACCAAAAATATATTATTTTTATCAATGTAATGGAAATGGTAAAATTGGAATACCAAGTAGAAGTTCATTTAGTAAAGGAATTATTGGTCCATCAAAAGGAGGAGGAGGCGGATGCTATCAAATGCTATCGGCATTTTTTATGTATGAAGATATGAATGGTAATCAGATTAAATTTAATTTAAAGCCAGGTAGTAGTTCAAAAATATGTGCGTTGGAAGGTTCAGTAAAGGTATCTGGGGGAGGTACGTTTGTAAAGAAAGAATTATGTAAGGTTAAGAGTTATAAACCAATCATAGTTACACCTAAACCATACATACCACCACCACCGCCACCAAAACCACCACCTATTAGAATAAAGCCAAGTCCTATTTTGAACTTGCCTATAAAATTTCCACCAATTAAGTTGGATTTTCCACCTATCAAACCATTTCCACCAATTAAGTGGCCAATAATACCAACTATTGGAGTTGGGGGAGATGTACCACTCTATTTTCAATCGATAAAAAATCCACCTAAAAGGGGAATTGATTTATCAACATCAAATCCACCAACAATATTAACTGCTCCTGATTTAGACCAAGGTGAACCAGATGGAATGTTTAATGAAGGTACTGGAAAATTTGAAACAATGAATGGAGGAGCTAGAGCAGCTGGTATGGGTGCAGGAGGAGGAATGGGAACATTCGGAGGTTATAGAAAAACATCATTCGGAAGTGGGTTTAGCCCCTTCGGTAGTAATTACTCAGGATATTAATTATGTTTGGAAGAAGTAGAAGAAGCAGAAAAAGAAGAAGTTCTCCATTAACGGGGACAAGGACTAGAGGAGGAGGTAATACTCTAAATCTATCAGCTGGTGCAGCTGCTCAGTTAGCTAGACTTAAACAAGTCCAACCAACTCCTGCTCCAATTAAAATAGTAAGAGTTCCTGTAAATGCTATACCATCATCAATTACAAAAAATAGATTAGTAATACCACCAGCTCCAAGAGTTAAACCTCCACCGAGAGTTAATCCTCCACCAAGACAAACAATACCAAGATCTGAGCCAGATTACAATCCACCGCAGATTAGAACTGCTGCACAGATAACGGGTAATACAAGAAATAATAGTTTACAACCAAGAGCAGTGTTCGAAACACCAGCTCCGTTTAACACTCAATTTCAACCACCACAAAGTGGTAATTTAAGTAATTCATCATTAGCAAGACTTAGAGGACAAACAGTTAGACCTCCAGCAAACATAGCAACAAGACCAATAGCGATTGGTGGAGCTAGGACTTTGGTGAGAGGAATACCCGGTGATAGAGGATTTACGGATGAAGTAATAGCTGTTGGTACTCCAGTTGATACCTCATATGGGGCAGGTGGTACATTTACTCGTGACCAAAGAGATAGAATCATTTTCGGGGGTGGTTTAGAAGAAGGAATACCAAGAGGAATACCTACACCTAAGCCAAATATTCCAAGACCAAGGCCAACACCACCAACACCACCAGCACCACCAAAACCAGACCCGATTAAAATTAAACCAAGGCCTGACCCGATACCACCACCACCACCAAAACCAACTATTCCAAATGAGGATTTTACACTTACTGTTGGTTCAACTCCAAGTGGTGCAGATATCTATATGGATGGTAAAAAAGTAGGAAGTGCTTTTACAGTAATTAAACTTCCTATGAAATCCTTATTAGGTGTAACTAAAAAAATAACTGCTCAATTGACTGGTTATACATCTAGATTAGGTAGAGATGCGTGTTACTATACAGTTACAGGTGTAACAAAAACTATCCAAATTAAAGAAAATTATGATGAATTCATAATGATAGATGATATTAGACCTCCTGCGGAAATGATGGCTGGTTTTGATAATCCAGATGAGGTGATAAATTTTGTTGGAGGAGGAGGAGTATCAGCTGGTAATTTAAGTAATGCAGACTTGGCAAGAGCAAGAATGGGACTCCCGGTTTTAGATTCTTATGGTAGAGGTACTGGAAGATACGGCCAAGCTCCTAAAAAAGCTCAAATTAGAAAAAAGATAACAAAAACAAGAATTAAATCCGTAGATAAATACGAAATTGTAGTTCAAAAATATGAGCTTGGTAAAAAAATTAATAAAGGATTACCCAGTAATGCATTAAGGCATTTATCTTTTGATTTCAAAAAAATAATAATTGATGTTAAGGATGATGATATAAAAATTGATTATCCTAAAAAAGTTGATGACCCGCCACCACCACCAATAAATCCTGAACTATTAATAGTTTCTAAGGGTGGAAGAATGGATACGTTTAATGTAAGCGTACAGAGTACTTCGGGTCAAAATGTAACAAACTCAGCTGGAAATTATTCATCACAAGGAGCATTTACAGCAACAATTACACAAACCTCTGGATATAATATAAACGGATTTGGGATTTTAAAAGGTCAAATCGATGACCAACCCGATGAACCAGCTATGGAGCAGTTAGATTTAAATGAACTAACTATTGATGTTCAGGGTAAAATGACTATCTACGTTGATTGGCAAAATGAGGTTAAGATACTTAAACCAAGTGTAACGTTAAATAATAGTTCATTTACTATGAACGTAGCTGAAGCTTCTAATGGTGGAATAACAATAGGATATGCATCTCAAAATGCATCTAATATTAAATTACAACTTAGAAAAATAGTAAGAAACAATACTTCTCAAGCTGGAACATTTTCTTTAAACTCAAATGTATTTTCTGAAGGAGTAGGGCAATACGTTGGATATGTAATTCCAAATAACGCCGGATATGGTGATGGTGAAAAGGTAAGATTTACTGTAAATGTTATTTCTAAAAGTTTCTTGCCTGGACCTGATATTGTTAACATAACATATCCATCATTAGTAAAGGGGGCAGATTTTAGAGGGTTAAATGTAAATTTCACCATTGGGTATGAATCCGTAAATACAAATTATGTAAACATATCCGTAGGAGCTCCTGATGTATTCTATGGTAAATTTGGAAAAGCACAAGCCGTTGATTTTAATATAGGAAAAATATTAAAATTAGCTGGAGATAAAATAAAAGATGAAGATGAGGATAATATCAAATTTAGTATATTCCTTTGTCCATACAATACAGCAACAGATAAAGTAGTAAAAGGTAAAGTAGAAGAACTATCAATTACATTTGATAAAGGTAATTTAACACTACCAAGACCCGATGTAGTAGAAAGATTATGTTCAGCATTTCAATTTGATTTTAGTACATTTGATGAAGAAACATCCAAATACTTAACTCACTTAGCACATTTTGGTGATGGTAACAACAAACTTATAACAACTTGGGAAACGGATGATGTAACCTTCGTTGATTTTAAAGCAGACCCTATAACAGGTAAAGCAACCGATACAAGACAAGGTGGATTTGATAGTTTGGTTCTAAAATTATATGAACCATTAGATAAATCCATTCAACCAAACTCTAACTTATTCATATCTAAAATAATTACACCTTCTACTATTGAAGAAATTTCTATTATAGATGATTCAGAAGAATATTGCGTACCACTAAAAGGACCTAACTTTGGTGTAAACCTGTGTGGAACACCAAGTGATATGGGATATACGCTAATTGATGAATTAGTAGATAGTGGTTCACAATCATCAGCACAACTTATAAATACATTTGTATCCAAAAGTGGTATAGATACTGAGAAATTAGAAATAGAATATGTATCATCTTCCTATGATTATGTAGAAACAGATAAAGGATGGGATTCTGATGGTACTATAACAGACACATATTCATTTGATAACTTTTCACACTTTGGTTCAGCTGAAGAAAGAGGTAGGAATTTTTATTATAAAGTTTCATTATTAGAAATATATAGTTCATCATTAAATAGTTTAAATAATGCAGTAGGTGCAGCAACATCTTCATTAACTGTACTTAGAGAAAAAGAATCTATAATTAAAAAACAAAATGATGTTATAGTAAATTTAGATGGATTTGAAAAATTCTTATATAATTCAACTTCATCATTAGCTTATCCAAAAGAATCAGATGGAGTATTATTACAATCAACTGGGAGTGGTGATTCTGTAGCTTGGTTTAATTCACTTATAGTAGCTTCTTCTGATTATGATTCATTAAATGAAAATTATTTAGTAAATAATATTCCTGAATTTATAGCAGTAGATTCTGAAAATGATGATTATAAATTATTTTTGCAAATGATTGGTCATCACTTTGATATTATATGGAGTTATATTAAAGGATTAGAAAGTTTAAAGACTGTTGAAGAAAAGCATAGAATGGGTGTAACCGATGATATGTTAAAACACATTCTTAAAAATTATAGTTGGATACCAGCTTCTTCTAAGAATTCATCTCAACTATGGGAGTATGCATTAGGATATAGAGATTCTAATCAAACTTCTAAGTTAGCAAAAACAGGTAAAGAATATGAAAGTACTATTTGGAGAAGAATTCTAAATAACTTACCATATTTACTAAAACATAAAGGTACTCGTAGAGGTATAAGTGCATTATTAACAACATATGGTATTCCATCATCACTTCTTACAATTATGGAGTTTGGTGGACCAAGAAATACAGAAGCTCAAAGCTCTACATTTACATTTGATGATAGAACAGCAGCTGCAGTATTCCAAGCCGATTATGATTCTAAAGTAAATGTAGATTGGAATGTGACAAATCCAGTATCTTCATCACATGCACTTGAATTTAGAATAAAAACAAACGAAAAAAATAATCAAACTATTATTACCAATGAACCATATTGGAATATAGGATTGGAACATAAAGTTAGTACATTGGGTAGATTGTTCTATTCATCATCCGAAGGATACGTCTATTCAGATTCGGGTTCTTTATTTAATAATGAGTACACACAAATTGGTTTAAATATAAACTATAATACAGGTTCACAAGGAGAAGCATCAGCATCTATTGATTTATTTGCAGCTCAAGATTTCCAAGGAAGAATACGAATGGAAGCTACGGGTAGTACTACTGGTTCATTTAATAATGTAGATACTTTCTTTAGTGGTTCTCAGATTTCATTGGGAGATGGATTTACTGGTTCAATGGATGAGTTTAGAATATGGAGTTCAGCTCTTTCATCATCTATTCTTAGAGACCATACATTTATGCCTGATAAAACAAATGGTAATCACATATCATCATCAACTCAAGATTTAGAATTTAGATTAGATTTTGAAAAACCTGAAAACCTAAATGTATCTACATCTATAACAAATATAGCAGTTAAGAAAGATTATGATGTTGCATACGCTACCGCATCTAATTTCCAAAACAGGCCAAACTATCCATATAACTTTGAAATATATGAAAGACAAGTAACGGCTAAAGTACCATCAGTAGGATTCGCACCAGCTGATAAATTTAGATTTGAAACTCAAACATTAGATATGGATTTGAGTTACAGACAAAGAAGTACAAAAAAATCATTTGATACAGCTCCAATGGATTCTAATAAGTTAGGTATATTTTTATCACCTACGAAGGAATTAAATATGGATATTATTAAATCATTACCTGATTTTGTAATTGATGATTATATTGGAGACCCTAGTGATTTATACAAAGAC